ACATTTCCAAAATACAGAAGAATATGAAAAATGTGCTCATATTTTAAAAGTATTAAAAAAATCACAAGAATTTACACTTTAATTTGGATACCAGAAAAATTTCGGGTACCTTGGAAATACGGGATTTGAAGATATTTAGGAAAATAAGGGAATTAGGAATATAGGTTGGAGTGGTAATGAGGGTGTTGTATATTGGGGGGAAATATTAAAAATATAAATAATTATGGCATTTAGAAATAAAGAATTAGTTGATAAAGGATTTACAAATATCAAATCCGGTATTAAAACATTAGACTTAATGGTTTCCCGAGGTGGAAGTGATGTTGATGATTTTAGAAAACAACTTAAAAAAGTTTATAATAAAGTTGAAGATCTTGAAACATTAGTAGAACGTGAAGCAGGAGTTCTAAGAAACGGATAATCAAATAAATAAAAGGTTATGAAATTAACAGCAGAAAAAATCCAAATGAATTGGGTAGAATTTATGAGTAATATTGATACTTATATTTCATCCCCTCGTAAAGAACAATTAACTAAATTTTATGAAAAATATGCGGAGCGTATTATGCTTATGCCTGCTGCTCATAAAAAAGAATACCATTCTGCCTTTCCTGGGGGTTATGTAGATCATGTTAATAGAGTAGTTAAAGCTGCTTTATCAATGTCTGCTGTTTGGGAAAGTTTTGGTTGTGATATGACTACATTTACCACTGAAGAATTAGTATTTTCAGCTATTAACCATGATTTAGGTAAAATGGGTGATGCAGATCATGAATCATATATACCTCAAACTGATAAATGGAGAAAAGATAAATTAGGTGAGGATTATATGTTTAATAAAGCTTTAGCATTCTCAGCAGTTCCAGATAGAGGATTATTTTTACTCCAAGATAACAATATTAAATATACATTCAATGAGATGGTAGCAATTCAAACTCATGATGGATTATATGACTCAGCTAATGACAAATATTTAAAAGGCTATATGCCCGAACAAAAACCACGTACTTCACTACCATTTATCTTACACCAGGCAGATATGATGGCTGCTAGAATTGAATTTGAAATTGAATGGTTACCTAAATTTAAAAATAACTTGGATGCCAGTAAAAAGAATTTTACATTGGACAGTAATAAAAAAACCTCTACAAAAAATAAAGCATTAGGTTCTATTCAAAGTGAAGGTTTAAAAAATATTTTTGATAAACTATAAATAATGGAAATCTTCCCTACAACAGCAATTATAATCATATCAATTTTAAGTTTTGTAGTTTTAATTTTAGGATTTACTACTTTTAATTTACTTAGAAAAAATGAAAGGGCTGAAGATATTGTTGTTGGGTATCTTGAATATTTAGATAAAATGTCAAGAGTAATTGAATCGGCCGAAGTTAAAATTAAAAAAATTGATGCCAAAGGATCATTTGAATCTGATGATGAGATAGGTTTTTTCTTTAAACAAATTAAGCAAATTCAAGAAATTCTTAACGAGTTTAATTTAAAAAAATTGTAAAACCTAAATGGATCATATAATAAGGCAGCATAAAGCACAAAAACAAAAAAGAGTATATTTTTCTAAAGATACTGAATTAGCGATTGTAAAATATAATCGCTCTTCTGATCCCGAAGAACGAAGTGAATTATATCAAACCCACATACATTGGCCCTTTTATAAATTAACTGAAAATATTATTCATACTTTTAAATTTTACCATACAGATGGGGTTGAAAATTTAGAAGATTTACAACATGAAATAATTACATTTTTATTATCTAAAATTCATTTATTTAATCCTGATAATGGAGCTAAGGCTTATTCTTATTTTGGAACTATAGTTAAAAGATGGCTGATAGTCTATAATCAAAAAAATTATGGTAATAAAATTAAAAATATAGCAATATCTGAACTTAATAATTATTCCCAATTAGATACCTCAGACCCTTCTTTTATTGTTTCAAAATCAAGAATTGAAGATTCTCAAAATATTGTAGAAGAAGAAGAATTTAGTAATAAAAATCTTTCAGAAAAGAAAAATTACAAATATGAGGATCGTCTTTCTATTTTTATAGATCAGTATGTAGAGTATGTTACAGATAGAATTTATATTTTATTTCCTAAAGGTAATGATGCTTCAATAGCAGATGCTATTTTAGAATTATTTAGAAAAAGAGATAATATAGATGTTTTCAATAAAAAAGCTCTTTATATATACATTCGTGAGATGGTAGATGTTAAAACTCCTAAAATTACTAAAATAGCTAATAAATTATATGCTATTTTTAAAGAAAAATATCTATTTTACTTAGAACACGGTTACTTTCCTCCAAAATAATTTTAGAGATACATATTTATAATCAAAAACATTATGGGACAATTAGATTCACACGTTTTTGGTGGTAAAAAATTTTCGGATCTTTTAGAAGAAATTTATAATAACCAAAAGAAAAGAGATGCTCAAGTTGTAGCTTTAATTTCTGAGTTAAAACCTTTAGTTCAAGAAATAGGAGATGCTACACTTATAGTACCTCTTATAAAAGAATACATGGAGATTGGTGTTAAAAATGATGAAGCCTTAATTAAAATGGCAACTATTGTTCAAAGAGCACTCCAAAATGTAGATGAGGATGGTGGGTTAGGAATAACTGATGAAGAAAAAGAACAGCTTTTGGCAGAAATGGAAAAGTTAAATTCAAATAAAGAATAACAATGCCTAAAACTCCAACAGGTTTAAATTCATTATCCCCCACACAAGCCCCAAAATTTCCTTTGGGTGGAGTATTTTCTGCTAGAGTAAGATATGCTTTAACTGATGATACTAAATCATCACTTTTTAATGAGTTTGGTGAATGGGCTGCTATAGGTTGTATATTTTTTGATAAAATAAATAACCCCAACCCTAATCCAGAATACACTTCAAACAGTTTTGCTCGTCCTCTATTCCCAAATAATTCAAATATTCCTTTAAAAAATGAAATAGTTTACGTTATAGGAATGCCAAACAATAATGTACAATCTGATGTAAATGATATATCATATTATTATTTTCAATCTGTAAATATTTGGGGTAGTACACACCATAATGCAATTCCTGATCCTGTTAATGGAGAATCAATGCCTGAATCACAACAACAGGATTATATCCAAACTGAAGCAGGATCTGTTAGAAGAGTTACTGATGGAGGTACTGAAATTGATTTAGGAGAAAATTTTCAAGAAAAATTATCAATTAGAAACCTCCAACCTTTTGATGGTGATTTAATATATCAAGGTAGATGGGGTCAATCATTTAGATTTGGCTCAACTATAAACTCAACATTACCAAACCCATGGTCAAATTCAGGTGAAGATGGAGATCCAATAACAATTATAAAAAATGGTCAACATGAAGAAGAAAGTGACCCTTGGATTCCTCAAGTAGAAGATATTAATACTGATAAATCAAGTATATATTTAACTTCTACTCAACAAATACCTATTAATGTTGCTAGTAAATCTTATAAATCGTATTCATCACCCCCAGAGTCAACTAATGCCTTTGTTGGAGAACAAATTATTCTAAATTCAGGAAGATTATTATTTAATTCTAAAAGTGATTCAATTTTACTTAGTTCTGCAACTAGTATAAACTTAAATTCTATTAATAGTATTAATTTAGATTCTCCAAAAACCGTAATTCAATCCCCAGATATATTATTAGGAGATAAAAATGCAACAGAACCTGTTATATTAGGAAATAAATTTTTAGGAGATTTATCCTCATTATTAACTTCTTTAATATCTTTGTGTAGTGCTTTAGGTACTCCTATAGGTACCCCAATTCCTTTTGTACCTAATGCTTCTATACCAGCTCCAGCAACACAAACTTTAGTAAAAGCTCAAAATATGTTAAATAAAATCCAACAGTATAAATCTAAAGTAAGTAAATCTAAATAATGTCATCTTTTTTAACTAAAATATTAACAAAAGCAATTACAAAAGTAATTAAAGATCTTACTAAGTTTGAAGTAATAATAGATGACTTAATTGATAAATTTAAAGAAAGTTGTCCTCCTAAAGATGAATTACTTAAAATTGTTCAACAAAAAAATCAAATTCAAACAGCATTAACTACTGTAACAAAGTCATTTAATACAGTTGAATCAACAGCTCAAACAACAGAAACTTTAATTACTACAGTAGGAACTGCAGTTAAAGTAATTAAAGCAATACCACTACCTACTTCAGTCCCTCCTGGTGTTGGTATTCCTGTAAATGTTATTACTATTTTAGCAGATTCTTTAGATACTTTAGGAAAATTATTAGATGGTGCTAAAGGAGCTGTATCAGTAGTTCCAAAAGCCGCAAAAACAATATCAGATTCTGCCAGTATTGTTTTAACAAAACTTCAGTTATTAGATGGTGTATTAAATAAATGTATTGAAGAATTAGCAGAAGGCATGACTCAATCAGAAAAAAATGATTTAATAACTGAAATAGGAAACACAGCAGCAACTGCTGGGGATTTTGAAAATATAGATTTAAATATAGCTAATGAAGATAGTTTATTAGCTCAATTATCTCCTAATAGTGATAATCCTTTTAGATATCAAAGACAACCAACAATCTTTATTCCTTTTGAAGATCAAACCTTATTATCAGATGATGATATAGGTAGAAATGGAGCAGATTATGCTGTAGTAAATGGTAAAAGAGGATACTATGCTGGGTCAG